GAGAACTGTTCATCTTCGGTTGCTGTTGTTGGTAGCCCGTCATGTATTTCGCATACGGGTGGTGAACAGAAATTGTTTTTGTATCCGTACTGTAGCCATTCGTCGAACGTCATTTGGTTTTGTCCTTTGTGGTCATTGGTTGTGTTTGGTGGTTGTTTGCGCATGTCGGTGGCTCTGACAGTTTGATGTGGGTTGTGATCGTGTTGCCACAAGTAGGGCAAAGCCAAGTTTGTTTCACGGCTGAACGTTAGAACGGTTCTTCTGCTGGCAAAGGTTTTGTTGGTGCCGGTTTTGGTGCTGGTTTTGTTTTGCTGACGTTCGTGGTGCCTGATGGTGCGATTGACCATAGTTCTGCGTCATCGAATTTGGCGACCCGTTTGCCGAGGATCACAGTTTTTGTGTCGCCTGCTTTAGTGGTGACTTCGACTTCCATATCTGGTTCGCCTGCGAACTCTTTGACACGTACGCCCCATGAGTCGTCTTTAAGTTTATAAAATGATGCTGACATGAATGCTCCCCCTTTGAGGTAGTTTTGTAGTGGATTAGATATTCGGATCAGAGTTCCGTACCCTGAGCCATTGCTATTCTCATTCGTTCAACCATCTGTTTGTAGGTTGAAAGTTCTCGGTTGATGTCGATGGATGCTTGAACTGCTATGTTCAATTCCCGTACCAGTTTTTCGTTTTCTTGTTTTAGTTCGTCACGTTCTTCACGTACACGATCTAAACTGTTTTGCAGGTCGTTGCAACGTGCATCCCACATCGCTAGTTCTGACACCTGTGCATCGGTCATAACCCCATCCTAGTCTTATATTTGCGGCTGTGTAGTAATCTTCGACGTTCAGCGGCTGATTTGCCACCCCAAACACCGTACATGATTTCGTTATCGAGAGCGAACCTTAAACATCGTTCCCGTACAGGGCAGTTTGCACAAAACTTTTTCGCTGTGCTAACAAGGTGCCTTTCACCGATCTCAGGGAACCATGATATGCCGTCGCTAGTGTGGCATTTGGCGTTGTCCATCCAATCTGTTTCTTTGTCAACTAACTGGAATGATGCGAGTATTTCCCCCATTGCTTCACTTTCCCCAGGGTCGGAAGCCGTTTCCGCTGGTTTTTTGGGCGTAGTCATAGATTGTTTTGGCGGCTTTAAGGTTTGTTAACGGATCGAATAAGTCTTTACAGTAGTTGATTATCCCCAATGTTTGCAAGTATCCGTTCGGATACCAGCGTGTAGGTAGGCACCATGATCGGTCGTTGATTTGGGTTAAACCTATGTCGGTTGACCCGTCAGCGTTCAGGGTGGTGTTGTGGGCTTGGGTTAGGCACCTTGATTCTCGATGAAGAATCTGGTCAAGGGTCGGTAACTGGTCTAGTTCCCAGCCTGCTTCAAGGGCTACATCCCACCATTGCGGGCATAAGGCTTTAGGTTTGGCTACCGCTACAGGGTCGCGCCAGACGCGCTGTATTGCGTTCTGAGCGACCAAAACAGGGGGTGGGCTGTTAGGTACAGGGGTCTGTTCAGCGAGGCTTGTAACCCCACCTACAGTCAAGGTGACTGTGAGAACGGCGAATAGCCGTGAGAGTGCATCCATCAGATTCTCCTACCTTAGTTGATTGGTTGTGAGTCTTATTTTATAAGGGCTATAAGTTCTGCGAACTCGTTGAGTGTCATCAACACTATCCCGTCAGAGTTACCTTCGGGCATGGCGATCATTGCGAAAGGTCTGATGTCACCCAACGCTTTAGAAGCATCCGATTGCGTTTTCGCCGCACGAAACCTGGTTTCGATAGGGCCGACTTGCGCACCGGCTTTAACTTCAACGCGAAAAAAACCGGACCAATGTTCTTCATGCCGAGAACCTGCGTTACCTGTCGCAGATAAACCCAGTTTGCGTCGGGCATGTCGGGCTTTAGCATCACCTTTAGTTCGATTCCTTTTCCCCCGAGCCGCAGGATCGTTACATCCACGTACCCGTCGCTTACCGTCACGAGATGGGCGACCGAGCAACCCGAACTTCGGACATTCAGGTAGGTTGCATTTCTCACGGTTGCCTTGACATTCCCCTTTGCGTTCATCGGTCATTGAGGGTCAAGGGTTTCGATGAGTTCCCAAACTTCACCTTTAGTCATCTCGTTCAGATCGTTCAACGGATGCTTCACCGAACCGACAGCCAACTCTAGTTTGGCTTCAGGTGTGTCGAAACCTTTAGAGTTCATTAACGCTTTCAGTTTCGCCAACTGTGTACCACCCACCTTGCTGTCAGGGTTTGATGGTTTCACGTTCGGGTTATGTACCGGTTCTACGGGTGTTGCTTTGAATGTTTCAACTATCGCCTTTTCTGCTTCGGCGTTGGTTAAAGGTTTCGGTTGTTCTTTCATTGATTTGAAAGCGTCACGCAACTTCGCCATGTCCGTTTCTTTTAATCCGATCAACAGTACGCCTGCCTGTTTTGCTACCTCGTTCGGGTCAAGGTTCGCTTCTTTGCAGGCTGCTTTGAATCGGTCAATGTTTTCTTGGCTGACAACACCGGCAGGTTTAGGTGCCGTGGCAGGGTGTTCTTCCCATTCGGACTTGGACCAGAGTGAGAGACAGATACCGAACCGCATGGATGCGTTGCGTAGGAAGTCGCCTACAAGTTCTTTATCTAGATCAGGTTTGTCTGCACGTACCGAACCGACACCCAACATAGTTTTGCCGAGGATAGTTAAATGCCCCCACATGGTTGCCATGCCGTTTGTTTCGGTGATCGCTGGTCTGCCGTTCACGAACTCGACAGGCGACCAGTTCCACATCGGATCAATGTCGATGAGGATGCGGTTGATTTCTGCGTGACCTACGAAGTCGAGCGTGATGCCGCCTCGTGGCAGTTTGCCGACGATAGACGGATCAGGTACACCGTATGTGCTGAGTATTTCTTTTAGTTCCATTGCTATTCTCCTTTCGTTGCCACACGTAACGTGCGGATGGTTGTTGTTTTCTTAAACTTCTCTACCAACGCTGGGTGTTCTTGTTCAAGTTTCTTTTGATCCAACGATGTGCGTTCAGATGTTTTCCAAGTTAAAGCCAAAGTGCCGTTCAATGTGGCGTACTCGGCTTCACCCATCAGGCCGCACAGTTCTGCTTTGATTCTATCTTCGGTTGCTTCAAGTTCTTTCATCTGTTGTTTAACTTGTTTCAATGCAACGATTTGTTGTTTCATGCTGGAAGGCAGTTCGACTGTGGTGTTGACACCTTGCGGATATTGGGTTGAGATGTGCCGGTAGGCGTACTCTGCGCCGTCAGGCAACATCCCTAAATCTATGGCTGCCAAAAACTTTCGGCAAGCGTCAATGTGTTTCTGTTTCTCATCTGACGAAACCTTTTGTACATGGTGGTGCAGTTCCAGGTCTGAATCAAAGATCGCCCAATCGATAGAGAAAACGTTTGCGCAGATCGCCTGCTGTACGCCTTGCCAATACCAGTAGTCGGGCAGTTTCCCATCCCAACGTTTCCTTGTCGTTTTAACCTCAACGACTTGGCGTTGGTCGGGTTCATCCATGCTCAACGCATCAAGCGTTGACATCAGGCGAACACCATCTTCTTCGTAGCAGTACAGCACATCTGGTGTGTACAAAACTTTGTTCAGTCTGTCTGCCGCCCATTTGATAAGTGTCGGTTCGAGCCGGTTGCCTCGTTCCATTGCCGAGTTCGGTGCCTCAGGTTGCGGTGGTTCAGGTGCCAACAGTTCTGTTGCCAAGTCTGCCGCAGTTTTGAACGGGTGCGCACCGTGAACTACAGCGGCTACCGATGCTGTGATTTGTGGTTCACCTGATTCATTTTTCCATCGGGCCGCCAACCAGTCGGCTGTGCCATGTTCAGGTTTGATTCTTGTATACCAGTTCTTATTCACTTGTTCCCCTTTCTTTGGTTTAGTTAAAGCATACGGTGAGGGTGTTGCAAAGTCAAATCAATTTTTGCTTGATCCAAAACTTTCACGTTCTGCACCATAGACACAGGGATATGTGTCACCATCCCTATAGTTTTAAGGTTCGGTACCTCGTCAGGCATATATGAACCGGTGATCGAAATGTACCCTGGCAAACATTCAGGCCACAAGAACCCTACCGACACAACATGGCAGGCTTCAGGTTTGTAGGTTTCTATCTCGATCCAACCGTTATCGGAATCGTATGCGTCTATCCAATGAACGGACACGAGTGACCACGGGCAGGACATCAGTTTTCCTTTGGGAGATATTCGTAACTGGCGTGAGACATAGACATGATGCGACCGTCACGGGTTATCGCAACCCAAGTCGGGGCGTCAGGGTCGCAGACACATGACGACACTTTCGTTTCATCATGCTCGATGATGGCGTCACAATGTTGGCAGCAAAGTCTCATAACCAGCACACATATTCTGACGTTACACGCCCTTTGATCGGGTCAACGAAATGCAGGCGTTGGCTGGGTTTGCCGACCGCTGCGATGAACGTGCGGGCATACTCGTTGTGGGATTCGGGTGAACCTGTTACGAACACTCGACCACCGTTCGCCATCGTGAGTGCGGTAGGTGTATGGAAATGCCCCATGTAGCAGTCATGGAATGGTTCTACGACACCTGTGGACCATGCCGAAACTTTGCGCAGAATAGAACCGAACGCCCCTATTTCGTCGCCGTGAACCAACAACACGTTGTAGTTGCCGATAGCAAAAATCTGGTACCAGTCATCAGACATCTGCCATTTGACATGTTTGATGTCGGCACAGTTGTTTGACGCGATCTGGTATGCCATACGGTCAATGTTGTCGCCGGCAGGCATGTCACCTTTTTTGCCTAGTCTGCCATGATTACCGAACTCGCACACCACTTTGACTGATTCAAAGTTTGTGGCAAGGGTACGGATAGCCGACTCGATGATGCGCACCACGGCAAACATCTGTTCGTACAGGTGCGCACCGATCTCGAACTGTTGGCCTGGAAATATGCCTACACCTTCCACCATGTCGCCACCCAACATGACAACACATTCTTTGACGGGATGGTGGGCGCGTTGTATTTCGGTGAGTTGAATAACTTTGCGGATCATTTCCTCGATGCGGGCTGTCAACACGTTGATGTCGTAAGAGACTGTTTGTTTGCCTGCCTGCCAGTCGGTGAGATGTACGAGCGCAACCTCAGGTTTGATTTTGCGTTTATCTTTCACCGGTGGGATAACTGTTGGGCGTGGTGTCGCCAACAAAGATAGCCGTGCCGCTTCGTAGACGGCTTCAATCAGGTCTGATGTTTTAAGTTTCGCTTTCGCTTCGGCACGTTGACTTAGCAACAAGGCTTTGCGTAAATCTATGACCTGCTGTTCCAAAAACATTTGGTCTTTAAGTCTCATTTCCATGACCTCCTTAACGCAGTTAACGCCGAGGTAGATGCTGTGTATCCCCGTTTAGTTAACGTGCGCTGTATCGCACCTGCGCTAATCGTCGAATCTTTCAACGCTTGCACCAAGTCTTTGTATTCTTCGGCTTTCATTTCTTTTTTCAGCCGAGTAAGAATTGTGCGGTCTGCTTTACCGCTACGGACTTCTTCCAAGAATTTGCCCACTATTTTGCCGCCATGTTTAGGCATGTCAAATAGCCTAAAGCATCCACGAGGCTGTCGTGGTGGATGGTGTCGCGTTCAAGGTTGGTGCGTAACCG